AGGTAATTGATCCCTGACCTTTAATTGCTGGAACAATGTTGCATGTTGTTTTGAGCTCATGAATCAGCCTAGGCTCAGCTGAATCGGCCACCAATAATGATTGACCTACATGTTTTAAGTAAAGTTCTCTGAGCTGTGAGGTTGTTAATCCAGGCAAATAAAAACACAGCTTTAAATAAATAATCCTATTGTTTTTATCAATGCTTGTTTTTACACAGGTGTTTTCATCTTTTGCAAATCCAAAATCAGCGCCAAAAACTGCTGGAGACACCTCTTGAAATTTGCCAAGCTTCCAATTATTAAAAATTATTCCCTCGGCTTTGTCAATCCAATTGCCCTCAATAACGGCTGAATATCTCTCAGGCCTTCTCTGCTTCATTTGTTCTATCTGTTTGATATAACTATCCGAAAGATTATTTGCGTTGTCTAGATACGTTGTATGAATGTAAGTTGTGTCTCCTTTGCTGAGGTTCGCTCCTGGATCAACTCCTTTGTCCTGATAAAAGCGTTTGTATATAAAATGTTCTTTAGTGCTTGGGTTTAACAATAGGATGATTCTGTTTTGCTTTTCTTTGCTTCTGACTGACAAATCAATCTTATCAAATGAATCCTCATCTATTTCTTCAGCTTCTTCCATGCACCAGGTTGTCACACCTTGCAATGATTTAAGATTTGCTGTCTGGTCCCCTGAGCTTGTCTTTATACCTCTAAATATTATTTTGCTTCCGTTTTCAATATTCACAATCTCATCCCTGGTAATCTTAAACTTGTGCTCAAGATGTAGCAATTCAATCTTCTCCTTAAATTCAGGAATGATTGACACCGATGCGGACCTCAACGTGTACCTTGTAAAAAGAATAGTGTGACCAGCTTCTTCATGAATAAGGCCTAAAAGAAACACACCAGCAAAGAATGACTTTCCTGATCCACGCCCTCCAGTAAGTATTGTGTATCTGGTGTCATTCCAAAATAGTTTGTATTTAGGACTAAAATCAATCTTTATTGCCTGATCCATCTTTAAAATTGAAAAGCGTTCTAAAGTCCACAGAAGGGGTGTCTGAACTCACATCAATAGTTTCTTTGGGTTGTCCATAAGCTGAGTCGAGAAGCACCTTAGAAGCTGAAACATCACCCTGTCTGGCTTTTTTTAATAGAGCGAAATACAATAAATGTTCTTGGCTCATGTTTTCTGTTTCTCTTGTTATTGGATTAATTCCCTCAGTTATAAGATTTAAAATCTCTTTTGCAATTGTGCTTCTATTTCGTGCACCCTTTGGCCTTCCTTTTGGATTGCCTGAAACTCCTTTTTTAAATTGATATTTTTTTATTGGATCATCTTTGCTCATATCGCTGTATTTTGGCTGTATTTTTATCTCAATGATTCACAAACTTGAATTGATGGGTATGGATTTTTTCCTGAATGATAGCCGATCATCTCATTAATGTATTTTCTGTGATTTTCTTTTCTAGTATATTTTAAAACAGAAGTGTAATAATCAATCATGTCTTCGGGAGTTATTTCTCTTTTTTCTTTAATCATAAACAGTAAAGCATAAATCAATTAATGGTAAATAAAGAACATAGTCAATGCAGTCCTTTTGTTCGTAATGTCTAAATCCAAACAAGATGCCTGGATAAATTCCTATTTTTAATTCCCAGTTATTTTCCACAACAGTCACATTTTACAGGATCGACACCAGATCGATCAGGGTCAAAGTCTAAATTTTCGTCTGATAGTTCAATAGGCAAATCAAGTCCCCATTCATAAAGTTCATTCTCATCCCATCCATTAGCCAGATCATCCCAGTTCCAGTCTCCAGATTTAGTGTTGTCTTTTATTATAAATTCATTTTGTTTCTCAATACTCCATCCTGTTGCTTGATCAATCCAAATTTCCTTGAGTCCTGCTTTTTCTGCTGCTCTAAGTCTTTGATTGCCTCCTAAAACTTGAAGATCTTCATTTACAACAAGCGGTCTTTTTTCCAGCATTTCAGGAAATGACTTTATACTTTGAACAAGTTTTTCAAACTTTGCATCTTTTATAACTCTTGGATNNTTGGATGCTTTCTAAGTTTGTATATTTTTTCAAGTCTTTTATCCTGCATAATCTTGTAATTTTTCTCTAAGGTTTTGAATTATTCCAGCTAGGCATGGAGCACAACTAGAAGGAATCTGATTTTCTTTGTTTACTCGATTATATATTGAATAAATCATGTCTCGCTGTTCGTATGAATCGAGCTTTGAATTGTTGTATGTTTTAAAGAAATCTGTCAAATAATTAAACTCATCCTTTTTTAGCATGCCTTTGGACGGGAACCACTCATTAAGTATTTCTTGTCTTTTATTACAATTGCAAGGCTTGTCTGTGATCTCAGATACTTTGTCAACAATTTTTTTTATTCCAGATGCTTTTGTGAATTTTGCAATTTTGTCTCCGAGCCCTTTATCTTTCATAATACTTGTCTTTAAACTTGTTTCTAATTTTTACTTTACATCTTTTTACTGTTCTGTAAATTGTAGAAATTGAGAGCTTTGTTTCATTGCTCATCAATGTTTTGTGTTCTTTAAATTCATATCGATACAGATTGAACAATTTTTTATCGAACCAATAAAAAGTGTCCACATAATCGTTTACATCTTTTAAAATTGTTTCATCAAAGTCCTGATCAATTGATTCCTGAATTATATTCTGCTTTTCTCTTTTACTGAGTTTTGTGTAATCAAATCTTTTGTATTTGTTTTCTCTTCTCAATTTGTCAATAAACATGTTTTTCAATGTTGTATATATATTCAACGATTGACCATTGTAAAATCGGTCAAGAAATTTTTGGACCTCAGCAGGCTTATCTTCTATTTTGTCGATCTCATTTTGAATTTTTACATATAAATCATGAGTAAGATCTTCATGATACATGCCTTTTTTTCTAGTGTAATTGTATTCAATGCGTTCCACTAGCGTTTTTATTTCATCATAATTATCCCAGATGATTTTTAAAGCTTCTTTTTTTGTCATCTTTTTTTATTTAGAGCTTTGTATTTTTCAATGATTTCGATTAGATAAAACCGATCCCATTTAAACCTGGACCTTTTACTCATCTTGTTTGTGAGCTCTAGTTTGTCAAATCGATCTTGTCCGATCCTGTTGATCAGTTCTGTTCGGTATGGAAGAAGATTACCAGAAAGGAAGTAATTGCATTTTTTGCACTGGCCATTAACGTTGTCCTCGTTGAATCTTGTTTCTGGGAAATTCCCTGCTGAATAAAAGTGACCAGCTTGCAGTGTTGTGTATTTGCCACAGGAGACACACGGCTTTTCTTTGTCTCTCTCTCTAATAAATTTGTGAAAGTGTCGGACAGCTGTTGCCTTGAGCTGGCTCAGTGTTTTTCCTTTATATTTTAAATAATTCATACTCGACTTTTTATAATCGAGCGAGTGGCTTTGTAAATTAAAGAATTATCTCATTAACAATTTTGGCTAATTTTAGCGACTTATTAACCAAAAACCCCAGGATCTCTCCCAGGGTTCTTATCTAAAAAACTAAAAACTAAAATGAAAAAATTTGATCAGTAAGGTTGATCAGTCCATATTTTAAAAAGGAAGGTCATCATCATCCTCTTTGTTTTTTGGTGGATTGTTTGCATAAGCATTCTCAGTCCCTGACAAAAGTTCAATTGATGCATCAACTTGATTTGTGGTGTCCCAGTCATGAGATGTTTTTTTAATGCTCGCCAGTTTATCCTGGTTAAATATTTTGACAACTCCTTGAGGGTTTGTCCATTGTCTCCCTTGAATCCAGAAATCAACTGTGACTTTGTCTCCCTTTGATATTTTGTCCAGGTCAGCACATTTGTCCTGTATTGCCTCGATTAATCTGAATTGAGGATATTCCTTTGCATTGTCTGTCAGGACGAGTTCTCGCTTTTGGAACCCTTTGGCTCCGAATGTCTGTGTTTGACCTACAGAAACAACTGTCCAGTCTGTGATTGATAGTGGTTTATTCATAATTTATTTGATTTTATTTCTACTTTTAAAATTCCATAATGTGATAATCATGTTGCTAAACTCTTCGAGTGATGTGCATCTGTAAATTTTTGAAGATTTGTACAATTCACATTTTTCAAAGAAAGTTTTCACATCAAATTGTTTGTGCATTCTGTTTGTCTTGGCAATTGCTGCAACAAATGATGTCGCTGTGTTTTGTTCGAACCAATTGAGATCTCTGCAAGCTCTTAAAATTTCGACTCCTGTTGTCACATTTGTTGTTAGTAGTCTAATTTTATTAGTTTTAAAATCTTGATTTGTCAATCCAAGAGCTTTAACAACTCCAGGAACAGAAAACATGTCAAAGTTTTCATAGATATTATTAATTCTGATATAATCAGGAACATCATTTTGAACATAATAGTTTAAATAATCATGAAGCTGCCAATTTCTCCTGTCTGTATTTAAAACAATCATGTTGACCTCAGCATCATCCATGACATAAAAATTAATAGGCATGTTTAATTGTTTTAAGACTGTGAATTTGTGCTGGCCATCTTGAATCTGACCCTTCTGATTTACTTTAATTAAATCTTGCTGACCAAACATTTTAATCGATTTAGTGAGTTTGGCAATGTGCGAGTCATTAATTTTTCTGTTGTCTTTTTTGAATGAAAATTTTGAATAGTCTTTTGTTGTAAAAATTGACTGCTTGATTTCCATTGTTGATGTGTCAAACGTTTGTTTTTTTGAATGACTTTCTGTTTTAAATAATTGTGTAAGCATTTTAATTGTGTTTAAGTTTGCAGGTTATTTGTTTGAATATCTTGGGACATCCGTTTCTTTCGAAATTATTTTATCATGATTTAATCTTGACTCCTGTGCACCTATGTTCATTCTTTCCTCTGAGTAGATAGCGAGCCAGGACATGATCTTTGTGATTGAGAGTGATTCATACATTTCACCAAACTCTCCTTTAATGATCCTGGTGAAAAACAATGCCAGGTCTGTTGATTTAAGATAGTAGTAATCTTCCATGATCATTTGAGCTGTCATAAGAATCTGAGCGTTTGTCATTGGCTTGTTGAGGTCCATCATCTCATTAAGCTCGATAAGCCATTTTACAATTTGTCGGACAACCTCCTCTTTTCCAAAAGCCCTTCCGTCTTCGACAGTTCTCGACATTGCTGCAAGCGTTGGAACTTTTGCTTTGCGTGCGTCATCAACTGTCTTGATTTTATTAGTCAGATAATTATTAACTAGCAGCGAGTCCGAGCTCTTTTTTGAGAGCTGAATAATTTGTTTTTGATTTTCCATGTGTTTTGTTATTTATGTTATTTTCAAATACCTCATCCTCCCAGCTCTTATTCCTGAGGTAGGTCTCTGGATTCTTTCGATATGCTTTATCTGGGGTGCTAGGGATGTATTTGTCCAAATGGTCCACAATAGATTCTCGATCTGTTTGTCTGATTTGGTTCCAGAGTTTTTTACATTTAGGCTTTCCGACCTTTTTGTCGTATTGATTCCAGAAGTCTTCAAAAGTTGGAAAGATTTCGACTTTATAATTTTCATCTTTATTTACATTTACATTTACATCTTCATTTACATTTTCATTTTCTAAAGGCATTGCCATGGCATTGCCATCGCATTGATTTTTTATTAATGAGTTTTTTGTAAATTTTTTGTGTTTATCCCAACGGGCACGGGCGTTTGCACTTTGTTTCTCTGAGTGCTTTTTTCTTTTTTGTCTTTCAATTTCAATTCGTTCATTGATATAATTTCCATTTTTATCAATAACAAACTTTGCCAGTACATCATCGCTGGGAATGCCACCGCATTGCAATCGCATCATCTTTGGTGTTATGCAGCCTTTTTGATGCTGTAAACATAAAAGTGTTATAAATTGCCCTCTCTCCTGCATGTCTAAATCAGAAACTCCTGTCAAAAAATCGTTTGAATACATTAAAAAAGCTGGATCTTTGCTCATGTTGTTTCAAGTTTTTGATCTTCCAAAATGAATTCCATGCTGTCCATGATCCCTGGCTCATAATTAATCATGTAGATGTAGATCTCTTCAACTTTTGAAAGTGGTGCCGCTCTGATATATTCAGTCAGAAAATCTCTGAGAGTTTCATCAGGTTCATTGTTCAAAATACCATCTAAACGAGAACTGATTGAAGTGTATTCATCAACATAAATTCGATCATAAGATGAAATATTTGAAAAGGTTTGAAGTCCATGTGTCACTGAAGCATGATCTCGGCCTGTAAACCACCCTAAATCATTTCTGGTGAGCTTATATCTTGTAGTGCAATAGCGAAAAAAGAAAGTTCTTGCCTTTACATAATCAGAAGTTCTGTTTCTGTCTAATATGTTTTTTATTTGAAACATTTCATTTATCTCATTTACTACTGGAGTGAGCATTGCTTTAAGCAAAGCTTGTCTAGTCTTTGTGGGAATTGTTATTGCCATATTTTTTAAATTAATAAGGGAGGACAAACAAGGCCACTCGCTCAATCCTCCCTGGTTTTAATGTGTTGATTTGATTGTCAGATATGCTTTACTGCTTTTCGTGCTTGGCAAAGCAATAAGCTCTCCATTTTTATCAGGTGCTGCGAGAACTTGTTGGCCATTGAGTTCAACTAATTCAGAGAACCCATTAGCATCAGCTGCTTTTCGCATTGCTTTTAAATTTTCTTTGAGCTTTTTAACCTCAGCCTCCATTTCAACAACACCTTGGCAATTTTTAAAATCCCATGTTGTGCGGCCCTGGACAACTCCAATCTGATAGCCGTGATGCGAAAATGTCTTTGCTCCATGCAATTGAGCCTGGTCCATTGCTAGCTCTTGAATTTGATCGTTTGCTGCTTTTAATTGTTTAGCTATGTCATTAAATGCAATAAAAACATTTAAAGGATCAATGTCTCCATTTACAGCATCATGAACAGCCTTCTCAATAAAAAGCTTTCCAGCTCTTCTGTTCTTTTGTAATGTTGACATTTTTTGATTTGATAGTTCTTCCATTTCGTTCATTTCAATTTCTTTTAAAATTTCTATATCGATCTCATCAACCTGGGATGCGATCCATGCTTCTGCTGATTTGCTCATGATGCTATTTTTTCAGGTTCTAGTGCATTGTCAACCGTGTCCATCGCTAGCCACAGATCTCTTAAAGTGTTTATCATTTCATCTGTAAAATCGTAATGCTTCGACAGATTTGATTCATACTGATCCCAGGTCATGTCTGCATATCTATTGACCAGGTTTTTCTTTTCGATCTCAAAATCCTTTGCAGCTTTTTCTTGTCTAGTGATTGCAGCTTGTACCTCATCAAAAGATGCCATGCCTTGAGCTGGCAATCCAATTGCAGCTTTGCCCAAGGCTGTTCCAACTGCTGATGTGTAGCAATTTTCAAGAGCATGTGTCTGGTTTGCCCCTCTACCTTTGTTAGGTTCTGATGCAATACCGTCGTAAACCGATGGAGCTTTGTCTTTGCCTTCAAAGTAAATTGACACTTGGACAATGCATTTCCATTCATTAATCGCTGAAACATACTCAGACCCTAGGATCTTGACATCATAGTCATAGTGTTCAGCGACAAATCTTACTCGATCTTTTACTTCTGAATAGGATTTCCCTTTCAGATTCATCACAGGCAGCTGTGTGAGCCTGTGTTTCATGTGTGGTTTGTGTGTGTGTGACATATTGATTGAATTAAATTAAAATTTGCGTGATGTGAGTCTCTCGATCTCTTTCCTAGGGATCAAAGTTGATCCTCCTAGTTCAACAGTTTCGATCTGGTTTTTCTTGATTGCCAGGTCAAATGTTTTTCTGGACAATCCCAGGATTTTCATTGCTTGTGATTTTTTCAAAAGCTGTGGTTGATTTGGATTAATGACTTTATTTAGCTCCATAATCCGAGCAATTGACTTGTCGATTGTTGCCTCAAGTTCAGAAATAGGGGTCATTCCGTGTTTGCTTTGTAATTCTTTAATTTGTTCAGCTGTAAATGTTTCCATCTATAAAGTGATTTTGTCTTTGATTAAATTTGCGATTGATTTGTGCTGTTTTTGTGAAATTTTAATAATCTTATTGTGATCTTTATAATCAATTATTGAAAAGAAAAAGACACTCTTTTCAATTTTTTTTGATTGATTTATATAACCAGACACTTGAAAAGTATATTTATCAGAACAAAAAAGTTCATGTCTAAACTCAACAGAAGTAGTGCCATCAGCGTTTTTTGCTGGTTTTCCAACAATTCTAATTGTTTGTAAGTCTGTTAAATAATCTGTGATGTTTTTAAACACGTTTTTGTCTAAGTTTTGTAAATTAGAATATGTATTGCTTTTCATGATATAGTGTTATTTATTTCAAATGTATTCAAAAAAACGACACAAACAAGAAAATTTGAGGAAAATATTAAAAAAACATTAAAATGAAGAAAACACCAAACGAAAGATTTAAAGAGTTTTTTGAATCTACTAGCTTAAGCGTCAGAGAGTTTGCTAAAGAAATTGGACATCCTGGCTCATACCGTTCTTTATATGCAGTTTTTAAAGGGGACAGAGATCCAAGTTCAAAATTGATTAAAAAGGTAATTGCAAGATTTCCTCAACTTTCTTATGATTGGATCTTTGTCGGAGCTGGAGAAATGATTTTGCCAGGAGGCAATCAAATGAGATCAGTTCAAAGTAATGAGTATTCTGTTCAAGCTCGTTTTGAGCAAACAATGAATCGAATTGATAAAATTGAATTTTCAATCAATGAACTAGCAAATAGAATTGACAGGGCAATGATCCATCAGAATGAAATGACAAATGTTTTTTTCAAAAAAATTGATGAGATGACATCATCACACATTCAAATGAAACAGACAAACATGGAATTGACAAGCTCAATTCAACAACATGATGAAAATGTACGCAAAACAACTAAAAAGGTTCAAGCTGCTTTGGTTGAGGCTCAAAATATTTCAGAGATTGTGACACGCAATGGAGAGAGAGGTGAAGATGTTGTCAGACAAGCACAAGAAATCACAGATGCTTATTGGAAGTCAGTTGCATTTGCTGAGGATGCACATACAATGATGAAAGAGATTAAAGAAAAACTTTTGTCGCCTGATCCATAACAGAATCTAGGTTTAATTTTTTATATTTTTTTAATGTTTTTGGATCTCTTATTCCAGTTATTGACATAATGATATGATCGGGCATTCCTTTCTCTGAGGATAGCGTGATGAAAGTTCGTCTGGCTGTGTGTGATGTGACAATCTCCCAGCGTTGGAATCGCTCGATCATTTTTTTTGACCCTAGGTATTTTGTTTTTTTCACCTCATCAACAAACCCTGCTTTTTTACAGATCTGTTGAATTGCCTTGTTAAATTTCTGTGATGATACTGTTCTGATTTCCCAGTTGTATTTGTCCAAGAGCTTTTCCAGTTTTGGATGGAGTGGAATGTATGAATTTGTCTCAGTCTTTTCAGCTCTCTTGATGATCATTCCATTCCTGACATCAGCTTTCTCAAAAACAGAATAATCTGAAAACCTTTGCCCAGAGTAAACACCGATCAAAAACATATCTCGATGAACATCCAGCCTGTGATCTAGTTTGATTGTTTCTAGTATCTTGATCTCTTCTTGGGTCAGTGCAATGTCATCTGTGTCTCTCTTTTTAATTGTCACATGCTTGAAATCATTTGGAACAGCTCTCCCTTTTTTTATATTCCAATTGAGAAAGGTTTTAAAAAAAGTCAAGTTCCTGGAGAGCGAATTGTCTGTGTTCTGATAAACCTCTCTCATGTATGCCACAAAAGCCCAGAGAACAGTGTCTGTCATGTCTTTCAGCTTGAGTTGACGTTTGCCCTGAAATGCTTTGAACTTGTCCCTGGCTTGCCTGTATTTGGTTTGAGATCCTTTTGTCAAGGTTCCCACCTCTTTGATCTCTTGAAGATACTCATCAAACAGCTCCAGAATAGTCTCAGGCTTTTTTTCCTGGACATGAAAATATTCATCGAGCTTTGCTTTAAGATGCTCTTTTGTGAGTGCTGATCCATAAAGGTCTCGGATCCTTTCCACTGCAAACTCATATTCATTCAGGATCAGATTGAGCTTTCGATTGCGATCTCCCTGAGCTCCCCTCATTGCTTTGGCTCTCCTGACCTTTTTGTCCCAGTGCTCTGGTTTGATTGATCTTCCAGTGCTATATTTGAAAGGAGATTTCACTCCTGGCAATTCCATCTCAATTCTAATGGTTGTGGTTTCGGCATTAGGTTTTGACAATGCAAATCTCATCGGTGGGTGGTCAGGTGGGTGGTTTATATTGTGTAAATGTAAGGAAATAGTATTATATTGTCCCTATGGATAAACGATTTCCCCACATATGACAAGATGTCCCCAAAAAGTCCGATTCCCTCCGACTCCACGATTTATCCCCGATAGCTCAATGTTTTCGGGGTTTTGTTTTTTTGGTGGGTGGTCAGGTGGGTGGTTCGGTCTTTTTTAGCCTTAAAAGATGTGACTGATCCGAGCGATTTGACCATATTCTGGATCATGCAAAAATCCCTCAATTGCTTTGATGGATCGATAGCCATTTCGATCATGCCAGGAATCTGTTCCAGAGGCTGATCTCAAAGACTCAATGTTGACCTTTCCGATGTCTTTGGATGTTTTGTGATGCACATGGTGAGTGTAAATGTGTCTATGTTTTGTAATTGCCCATTCACCAGGTGCCTCCTCAGCCATTAACAAAGGTAAATCATTTTGTTTTGCTCCATCGCCATGAGTTGCTCCGATGAGGTTTTTACCATAACGATAGTACTTTCGATGAGCAATTGAACAGTCAAAGGTAATGTTTTCATTTTTATGAAACCATGTTTTAATCACATCAGCTAAGAAAAA